GTCACAAATTCCCAGGTCAAGGAAGAGTGGATGTGGGTGGGAGGTGAGAAGATAAAAGTCAGACGTGCTGTATCGGGTGAAGACTCCAAATGAAGATTTCTAAGTATTCCTCAGATGAGGAACGGACCATCTTGGCTGCTTTGATTGTCCAGGATGAGGTACTGGGGAGGGTCTATCAGCGATTTGGGACTTCGCGTGATCTCTTCAAGAGTCGTTGGGCCAATCTATTGGCTTCTTGGTGCCTCTACTTCTTCTCTCGGTACCAGCGAGCTCCACGCCAGGCTATTCGTGGAGCGGTGAGGAGATATGCGGAGACCTCTAGAGATCCAGAGACTCTCGATCTGCTTGAGACTTTCTTGGCTCAACTAGGACCTGATCTTCGTCAGGTGGCCCGTAAGATGAATGTGGATTATCTGGTGGATTTGACCGCCTCCCACCTAGATCGAGTTCGTCTGTCACGATTGACTGAGGACATTCAGGCGGCTCTGGAGAGAGGGGATGTGGATGAGGCGCGAAAGGTCTATTCGGCATATGAGCGGATCGACCTGGCAACGTGCGACTGGATGACGTTTGACGCGGACCGGGTTAGAGAAGCTCTCCGCAGGAGGGAGGAAGAGGAGAGGTTGGTCTCTTTCCCAGGTGACATGGATCGTTTCTTGTCTCCTCATTTCAAGAGAGGTGGATTTTTGGCCTTCGCTGGACCAGACAAAAGGGGGAAGTCATATTGGTTGCAGGAGGTGGTCTGGCAGGCGCTCAAGCAGAGGCGCCGGGTCCTCTACTATGTCCTAGGGGATATGTCTTGGGAGGAGGTCTTCCAGCGTCTCTCGGTGAGGATGACGCGCAAGCCTCTGGAGACTTGTGAGGTGAGGATCCCCCAGGAGATCATCCCACGGGGACAGGAGGATGAACCTGAGGTGAGATACCGATGCACGGAGGAGCGGGCGGGCTTGACCTTGAGCGATGTAGAGAAGGCCCGCCAGCGACTTCTCTCTACTACCGCTCAAGACGAGATTCATCTGAGGATCAAATGCGAAGGTGGATATGTAGTCTCCGCAGGAGACATTGAGCAAGACGTGATGCGCGTCACTCGGCAGGGCTGGCCCCCTGACTTGGTGGTGGTGGACTATTTGGACCTTCTCGCACCAGAGCCTCACACCCGTCAACAAGAGCTCCGTCACCAGACCAATACCTCTTGGATCATTATGAGGAGAATTGCTCTGAAGAATCACTGCCTGGTGGTCGGGGCTACCCAGACGGCAGCCACCGCCTATTCCGCATGGGTGATTCGCAAGGGTGATTTTTCTGAAGACAAACGGAAGAATGCCCATGTGACGGGGATGATTGGGATCAACCAGACTGACTCTGAGAAGGAGAAAGGAATCTATCGTCTCAATTGGGTGGTGCTTCGTGGAGGGCGATGGAGCGAGAGTCATGTCTTGTGGACGGCTGGGGAGTTGGCAATCGCCTGTCCTTGCATCGTGAGTTCGCTCTGACCAGATAATAGATCGAACGAAAGGATTCTCTTATGAATGTGAAAGTCGAACAGAAAGTGGCAGTCGAATTCCTAACGGAATTAGGGGTGAAGAATGCTGCAAAACTCTCCCCGGCCAAGATCTCATCGCTCCTCCTCAAGGCCCCTACCGTTCTTGAGGAGACGGAGGTCACCAAGGAGTTTCGTGACCTCTTCCGTAGGTTGAAGTCTGCGAAGACCATCGAAATCATCGGAGGAGAGACAGCTCCTTCTGTGAAGGTTCCTTCTTCCTCGCCGGGTCTGGTGAAGGAGAAGACGACCCCTGTCCGAAACGTGGATGAGTTTGGTTGCCGTGTGGGGACCATCTCCAATCGAATCAATCGTGTCTTGACGAAGGAGTGGAAAGACGAGACGGTGATCGCCAAAGAGGCTGGAGTCTCCTTGGAGCAGGCTAGGGGGAGGTTATACTACGGAGTCCAACTCGGTCTCTTTGAGGCAGAGAAGGTGGTGCGTTATCGCCTCCGCAAGTGAGTATGTTCACGCTCACCAAAGAGTTCAGGTGGGAAGCCTCCCACCGTCTGCCAAAGCATGATGGGAAATGCGCTCGCCTGCATGGTCATTCCTGGAAGGGGCGAATAATTGTTCGCTCTCCCGATCTTATTTCCACAGGGCCCAAGTCCGGGATGGTCATGGACTTTGCTGACATCACCCGCATCATGCGAGACCTCATTGAGGACTATCTTGATCATCACCATCTCAATGATACCACAGGACTGGAAAACCCCACCAGTGAGGAGTTGGCGAGATGGATCTATGACTGGATCAAACCGGACCTCCCCTGTCTGGTGGCAGTAGAGGTAGATGAGACCTGCACTTCCTCTTGCCGATACGAGCCATGAGGAAACTCCCAATCTACGAGACCTTCCACACCTTTCAGGGTGAGGGGGTCTATACGGGTCGTCGCGCCTTCTTCATTCGGACCATGGGATGTCCAGTGAAGTGTCCATGGTGTGATTCTGCAGGGACATGGCACCAAGACTATCGTCCTCCTAAGATACATTGGAGGTCGGTGGGAGAATTGGTAGAGGAGGTCAAATCAAGTGGGGCTCGGATCTGTGTGATAACAGGAGGAGAACCTGCCGTTCATGATCTTCATTTCCTATCAGGTGAGCTCCATGAGAGTGGTATCCAGGTCCATCTTGAAACCAGTGGGGCCTTTGAGATCCAAGGTGAGTTTGATTGGATCACGGTATCCCCAAAGAAGTATCGTCCCCCTCTAGAGAAGGTTTTATGGATGGCGGATGAGATCAAGATTATTGTGGAGGAGCCGGATGATATTGACCTCTACATCAAGATGTTGCTGGATGCTCATCTACCCTATCCGTTCCGTTTTCCAATCTGGCTCCATCCGGAATGGGGTCATCGGGATGATCCGAAAATCCTCAAGGCGATAAATGATTATGTGATGGGAGAGCCAGGAGAGATCCGAGCCGGTTATCAGATTCACAAGCTCTATCACATAGACCCAGAGGTAAGGGGGAAGGTTCCTCTCGGCGGAGATCCTTCCAGAGGTTTTTGACATATGACACCACCTTCAGACTACCCCACCCATCTGATTGAGGACCTCCTCAAGTGGATGGGTGAAGATCCTAAGCGCCAGGGGCTTCGAGAGACTCCGATGCGGGTCTTGAGAGCCTGGAGGGAGATGACTCAAGGTTATCATGAGACACCAGAGAGGATTCTCAGTCGTGAGTTCACTCTGCCTTACAACCAGGACCAGGTCATCGCCTGTACCTGGATAGATTTTCACTCCACCTGTGAGCATCATCTCCTTCCCTTCAGTGGGGTTGCCCATGTAGGATATCTCCCTAAGGAGCATCATGGTAGGGTGGTGGGTCTATCCAAGCTCGCGCGTTTGGTGGACTGCTTCGCTCGACGTCTCCAGATCCAAGAGCGCCTCACCTGCCAGATCGCTGATACTCTCAATCAGGTCCTCCAGCCTCGTGGGGTGGCAGTCATCATCCAGGCCCAACACCTCTGCATGGTCTGTAGAGGGGTCAGGAAGCATGAATCTGTGATGGTGACCTCAGCCATGCACGGAGTCTTCCGTGAGGAGGGCCCGGCTCGGAGTGAGTTCATGAGGTTGATCGAGCTCAGCAGACAACGATGAGGATCTATTTCAGCGGCGGCGGTGGCCTGAAGGATACGCCTGAGGTGTTGATCCCGAATAGGGATCCTCATATCATGCTCACCTATCATCAGATCCATGATCGCCAGAAGTCAGCCATCTCCCGCCTAAAGAAACATCTCCATCCACAGACCTACCATCCAGAGATTAAGGCGAGATCGGAATCAATCTTTGTGGATTCAGGTGCCCATAGTCTCTACAATATCCACGTCTTGAAACACGGAGAGAGAAAAGGGGAGCATGGCCGTCTCCTGGCCAAGCCGCCTGTCCGATGGAGCCAGGGGGATTTCTCCTATTATGACCTCTCTAGGGGGTCTGAGTTCAGAGCCTACTGCGATGCCTATGCTCGATTCATGCGGCGGATGATTCCCCGCAAGGTCCTCTGTGCCAATGTAGATGCGATTTCCAACCCTGATTTGACTTGGGAGATCCAGAGGTACTTTGAAGAGGAGCATGGGGTCCAGCCCATCCCCATTGTCCATTATGGGACTCCCATGACCTATGTAGATCGATATATTGAGGCAGGGAGATACCCCCTTTTGGGAGTGGGCGGATTGGGTCAAGGAGTCAGCCGCCATGAATATTTCTCCTGGGCGGATATTTTCTTCTGCCATATCTGTCCTGAATCACATGACTTTCGTCCCTTGATCAAGACGCATGGTTTTGCTATGACGTCCTGGGAGTTGATTTGTCGGTACCCCTGGTGGTCAGTGGATTCGGCCACCTGGGTGAAACTATCGGCGTATGGATGGCTCTATGTTCCTCGTCGGACAGAGAGAGGGAAGGGATGGGATTTCAATACTCCTCCCGTCATGGTGAATTTCTCCTTCCGCTCACCCAGACTCAAGGAACGTCAGAAGCATTTCAAGAACATTCCACCCTCCTCCCAGAGAGATTGTCTGGATTGGTTGAGGCATATGGGATTGGAGATGGGATCAGTGGCAGATGATGGAGAGGTGGTGGAGGTGGGGGTCTCTTCCCACCATCGTGCCAGAAGTTACGCTAATCTCTATTACCTCAAGGAGTTGGAAGCCAGTCGACCTGAGTGGCCTCACCCATTAGATCGGAGTCTGGTGAAGGGATCCTCAGTCATCTATCGTAGGGGGTTTGGCCTATGAAGGTAGAGTTGCCTTCTAATGATTGGTGGTGTGGTCAGGAGATACCGACCTGTCGGAATGAGACGATCTTTGCCTACCTCGCACGTGCGGGCGTCCCTAAGACACCGAGAGAGAAGACTCGATTGGAATTCTGGTTTGGTTTGACCTCCGACGAGGTTGAATATTGGATTGGTGAATTCAGATATCTAAGACGACTATGAAGATCAATAGAGAACAATTCTTGAACACTCTGAACGCGGTCAAGGCGGGTCTGTCTCCGCGTGAGTTCATCGAGCAATCCTCCTGCCTAGTCTTTCGAGACGGAGAGGTGATGACCTTCAATGATGAAGTCGCCTGTCGCATGGCAGTGGACTTGCCCATCACTGGGGCTGTTCAGGCAGCCAATCTGTTCTCCATCTTGGAGAAGATTGATGATCCAGAGCTGATGGTCTCCGAGAGCGAGAAGGGTGAATTAGAGTTCCGTGGCAAGCGAAAGGCGTTTGGGGTGACTAAGGATGAAGAGATATTCCTTCCGATTGATAAGGTAGAGCGGCCAGAGAAGTGGCATCCGCTGCCTCCTGAGGTTGTGGAGGGGATTGCCTTGGTTCAGCACTGCGTCTCCCAAGATGAAAGTCGGTTCCTCTTGACCTGTATCCATCTCACTCCGGAGTATGTAGAGGCCTGCGATAACCTCCAGCTCATGCGATGTAGGATGAACACAGGATTGAGGACCTCCGTTTTGGTAAGGGGGTCCTCAGTTTCCCATATCACTTCCCTTGGTGTGAATCGCGTCTCCTTGACCAAGTCATGGATTCATTTCACCAACGCTGAGGGATTGATTTATTCGTGCCGGAGGTTCACAGAAGACTATCCGTCGCTGGATTCCTTATTTCACCTCAAGGATTCGCATAAGGTCGCCATCCCCAAAACCTTGGCCGATGCGAGTGATCGTGCGGCTGTGTTCGCCTCAGATCGTGCAGGTGATCCTGTGCTTTGTGTTAGCCTCTCTGATGGGAGGATTTGCATTAAGGGGGAAGGGGTGACTGGGTGGTATCGTGAGGTGAAGAAAGTCGCCTATCACGGCCCCGCGATGCAATTCATCATTCACCCCGACCTGCTCAAACATATCTCGTCTCAGTATGATGAGGCCTTGATAGGAGAGAACAAGCTCAAGATCCAAGGTGGGTCTTGGGAATATGTGACAGCCTT